TCGTGAACTGGCAAGAGGCCTGTACCCGGTCGGGTCCGTAGGCCCTGAGCATCTTCTTGAGAAAGTTCGCCACAGCATGACTCCTTTCACGCCGGCTGGATGGCGATGCGCATGAGTTGCTGCGGGTGCACGGCGATGAAGTTACCGTCGTGGACGAGCTGGCCTTTGTATTGGTCCGTGGCGCGGTCGAGCCACATGTCCGCCCCGTCGAAGTTATTCCAGTAAGGCGCGTCGCCGCAGCTCGCACGCTCGAACGCGCCGTCCGCCACCATGTGCGCGACGTTGACCGGACACATGGCGTCTTCGACGAACTTGAACGCCCCGATCTGGAACTTGTCGATGCCGATGCCGTACGAGCTCGGCTCCGTGATCCACCGCCCGCCCTCCTTCGAGGACTGGATGGCGGCGAAGTTGATGGGGTTGAGGAACAAGTCGCCCTTCTTGAAGCCGCTGCCGACCTCCGCGCGACCTGCCGCCATGGCCTTGATGAATACGGTCTCGAGGGGGTCGTTCTGGCCCGGGTAGCGCACGCCCGCGAGCCGGCTCGGGAACGAGGTGCGGTCCACGCCAAAGAACGGCGTCGCGGTCACCGTCTCCGGGTTCCAGTCCGCGAGGCCTGACGCCAGGAGACCGCTCGCGGCGTTGTTCTGCGCGTCGCCCTGACGGTAGATGTAGTCACCGGCAGCGGGCGAGGTGATGAGCACGGTGATGACGCCGTCCACGGTCAGAATGCCCGTAGCGGTGTCAACCTTCAGGATCTTGGCGGAGCCCGGCGTGCCCGCCTTGATGGCGCCAGTGGGCGTCGCCGCGAACACCACGATCATGTTCTTCTCGAAGAACACCGCGTCCTGCGGGTTCGCGAGCACGATGGTGCTGCCGGTGGGAGCCGCCCCACCGACGCGCGCACGCCAGCCCGCGGACGTGCCGAAGGCCTGACGGTTGAGCTCCGAGCCCATCGTCTCCTGGGCGTTGTCCATCGCCAGCTTGAGCTGCTGGAGGAAGTACGAGTCGTCATTGCCCTTCAGGGCGTTGCGCACGACCTTGCCGTGGATGTCGAAATTGGTGTAGTAGGTCGCCTGCGTGACCGTGAAGGCCTCGCCCGCGTCAGGCGACGCGTTACTCGCGGCGTTCGCCACGGTTGCAGACGCGCCCTGCCCCGTGCCGTACAGGATCGGGACCTTGATGCCCTCGGCCGAGGTGAACTTCGTGTTGTGCTTGGTCGCAGTCAGCAGGGCCTTATCGCGCACGATCTGCTTCTGCTGAATGCCGTCCTTGTAGATGACTTTGCTGATGTAGCTGACATCAGTCGTCTGGGTCGTTGCCATGGGCGAGCCACCTCAGCGGCTCGCACAGGACACATGGAGGGTTACCGGCCTATCCGGCCGTGTTGCTTGTACTGAGCGAGCCGCGCCTTGGCCCCAGCCATCCAGTCCTCCTCCTCGTCATTCGGGGGGGATTCGGGCGGTACTGGGGACTCTTGCGTCGATGTGTGGGTGAGCGTCCGGGGACCAGTCCCGGCACCGCTTCCGCCCTGCGTACTGCTTGCGGGGCGCGCCGCATTGTTCTCGCTGAGGCCAAGGGCCTGGAGCAAAGACTGTCGCACATTGGGACGCTTGACAAGCACGCTCAGCAGCTCCGCCCGGCCGAAGAACTTGTCCAGGTTCGCCACGGCGTAGTCCTCGGCCTGCTTGGCCAGGGCGTCGAAGTTGGGCTGCCTGCCCTCTTTCAACTCGGCGTAGGCCCGCTCCACCAGGTCCTCGGCCGCGAATCCGCTCAGCGCGAACAGCGGGTATTTGTCCGTGTTCGCTTTCATGAACTCGGCCGCCACGCCCTCGTCCTCGGCTCGAGCGGCCGCGGCCTGCTTCTGCGCCTTCTCGGTCTCCTGCTCCTGCTTCCAGCGGTCGAAGGCATCGAGCTTCGCCTGCTGCTCGGGCGGGAGGGCGTTGCGCTGGTCGTAGGCGCCCCGCGCGGCGTCCTCCATGATCTGCTTGAAGGGCTTGCCCACGGCCTTCTCGAGCGCGGCGAGGTGGTTTTTGCCGGGCGCCCACATGGCCTTGAGTTCGTCCCGCTCCTTCGCGGCGGCAGCCATCTCCGCCTTGAGCGCCTCGCGTTCGGCCAGCACCTTGCGGTGGTCGGATTTGAGCTGGGCGTGCTTGAGCGACAGGCCCTTGTCCTCGGGCGGCGCGGGGTTGTCCCCATCCTTGGGCGGGTCGCCGGGCTTGTCGGCCGGCTCCTCCTTCGCGGCGGCGGCCTCCTTGGCCTGGCGCTTGGCAAGGATGGCCTCGATGGCGTTCTGGGGCGCTCCGGGTTCCGGGGCAGGCGCTGGGGCGGCTGCGCCGTCTGCGGGCGTGGGCGGGGCGCCTGCGGGCGCCGTGGGGGCTGTTACGTCGCTCATGCTGCCATCCCTCCTGCCGGCGGAGCGGCGAGCTGGGCCGCGGCGGCGGCGTTCTGGTCCAGGGCGGCGGGGCCCATGGACTCGGGCGGGGGCGCCGCCTGGGCGGCCTCCTCCGCGGCGAGCTTGTCCGTGAGCTGCTTCGCGTAGGCCAAGTACGTCTGGAACGCGAGCTGCACGTGGGCGGGCGCCTGCATGCGGTAGGCGACCAGAAAGGCTTGGTTGATGAACTTCACGGCCATGGGGATGTCCTGGTTTTCGATCGGCAACTCGCCCGGCTCGCCCTCGGCCAAGTCCAGCAGCCGTTCGATTTGCCAGCGTACGAGGTCGATGTTGGCATTCTCGAGCTGCTGCCACGCGTCGATATCGGGGAACTCCATCAGGTCGAGCGCCTGGGGCCGGCTCACAAAGCCCCCCTGGATCCACTCGTCCACCGCGGCGAACTTGCCCTGCACCGTGGTCGGGAGGGCTGCCATGGGGAACATATTCACCCTGACGTCCCCGTCCGGCAGCTCGAGCTCTTTCCACTTGCTGGTGCGCAGGAAGGTCTGACGCCCGAACCGCGCGCGCCCCGTGACCACGTAGTCCGGGTCAAGCTCGGCACACTCGTCGTTGAGGTCGCTGATCAGCTGCGTGACGTCGAGGTACGCGTACTCGAGCCGGCGCGTGGGGTCGATGTGACGCCGCGAGCGCACGTCGTCCTCCGCGCGGATGGCACGGCCGCTCGAGAGGCCGGCGCTGCCGCCGTCGCCGGAGATCATGGAGGCGGACAGGCCCTCCTGGTCGAAGGCGTCTTCTTTGATGACCTGACGCTCCCGGAACAGGTCGCCCGGTGTCGCCTCCCAGCGCAAGAGCTGCGGTGGCACGCGGGACTGCAGATGCTGCCCGGGCATGTTCGTGAGCTCCTCCCACGCGAGGGTGTCATTCTCGTCGGTCCAGATCATCGCGTTGCTTAGGAGTCGCTGGCAGTCACGAATGGTGTCGTTCACTTCGTTGAGCTGGATCTGGGCGCCCGCAAGCCGCTCGCACAGCCCCTGCCCGTAGTAGCCGATGCGCCGCTCCGCATAGGTGAGGCGGACGAACGGGAAGCGGTCACGCGTCCAGAGTTCGTCTCGGAGCACCACCTTGTCTGTGCAGATGACGTGCCGCCCGTCGTCGCCACCCGAGACGCTGGGCAGGTGCCAGGCCTCAAGGACGCGCACGCGGTCCACGCACGCGTCCGTGCGCAAGTTGAAGTCGATGTAGTCGTGGGCAGACGGCCCGCCGCTTTCCTTGATGCCCTCCGCGTCCTTGTACAGCTTTCGGAGCTGCTCCCGCGCCACGAAGTGCACTCGGTACATGGAGCGCGGCGAGCGATAGCGGCCGTCCATGTCATCGACCAGCACTTCGTTCGGCAGGCAGCGCTCGACGTACGGCCGCCCGTTGCGCACGCAGCCGCAGAGGTGGCCCGTGCCCGTCTCCCCGCCGTCGCGCCACGCCTCGGGCATGTTGCGGTAGATACCGAGGTCGTAGAACTGACTGTGCAAGACTCGCGAGCGCTGCTCGGCCTTCCGCGACAGCGTGAAGTCGCCCAGGCTCGTCAGGTACATGGGCGCGGTACGGTTCTGCGCGATGAGCGAGGACGCCGTGTCGACGCCCGCCGCGCAGATGTTTTGCCTCATCTTACGGTCCCACCCCCAGCGCTTCCCGTTCGAGAGCAGCGCGTAGGTGTCATTGCCCGCGGTGTTGGAGTTGCTGCACAAGTCCATGTAGAAGCGCGTGTCCTCCCGCTGGGCGCGCTGCTGGTTCACGATGCTGTCGGCCATGCGGATGACCGCCATGCCCACCGCGCCCTTCGGGGCGTCCCACCAGAACTCTGCTCGCCGCTGCGTGTCGCCGTAGTCCATGTGTCCTCCTTACCGTTCGTCTCGGCCGCTGCCCATGACGCGGTCGTAGTAGCCGTGGCGCGCGTCGTCCGGCGTCACGGGCTTTGGGGGCTTACTGCCTGCCTCGGGCGCCTCACGCTCGCGGCGCAGGGCATGCGCCTGCGCAGGCTGCTGGCGAAAGGTCGCGCGGAAGATGCCCGCCGTGACGTCCACTGCGCCGTGCTCGAGCAGCTCCTTGCACAGGTCCACGAACTCGTCCTTGTTCATCGCACCACCTCCGCGCATAGAAACTTGGCCTTACCCGCCCGGGCCCGCGCGTCGTCCCAGTCTCGCACGAGCCGAGCGGCCATCACCTCGTGGGCAAACCGATAGCGCAGCTCGAGCTCGAGCGACTCCTCCGCGCTGGCGAACACCTTGATGGGCGGTACGCGCTCGGGCAGGCCCGAGACGGTCTCGCCACGCCAGCGCGGCGGGTCCGCCTGGACGCACTCGGCCCGATACCAGACGCACTCCACCTGGTCGTACTTCCAGAGCCGGTCCTGGGCGTCCAGGCGCTGCGTGTTCTCCTCGCCGTGCTCCACGATGTTGCGGCACAGGCCCACGATCAAAGGCTTCAGGTCGTGGCGCACCACCTCGACGCTCGAGCGGTGCACGGCGCGCACGCGTCTCACCGCACGCCCCGCTTCCTTGCCACCGGGCGGGCGGGCAGGATGGAGGCCTTGAGCGCGGCCAGGTCGGCGCCATTCAGTACGCCGCCGCCGTGGCCCGACAGCTCCGCGCGCTCGTCCTCCTCCACCACGATGGCGCTCGCGATGGGGGCCAGGCGCGTGTGGTCCCGGCCGCGGATGATGACGGCCAGGCCGCTCGGGTGCAGCTCGAGCTCGTAGCCGTCTGAGGTCTTGTACTCGTCCCGCTGCGTCATGGACGTCATCGGGGGGCGGTGGGGGTCACGGATACGGGTGGTCGTTACGACTTCAAGCACTTTCACGGGCTGCCTCTCCTTCGTGCACGAACCGCGCGCCGAGCGCGTCGCACCATTTCTTCACGGTCCATGCCCTGCGCTCGACCTTCGCCGCGCGAGCAGTACGACACGTGTACTCCAATCGCTCGCCGCCGAGCAGCTCACACGCTCGAGCGAGCAGACGAAACGCCCGGCCCTCGCGCCGGTAGTGCGAGCGCGTGTAGAGGTGGTGAATGCGCACCGCGCTGCCCACGCTCTCTGCCACCACGTAGGCCAGCACGAGCCCGTCCTCACGGTCCACCAGCACGAGCGTGCGGGCGAGCTTGCGCCGCACGAGCTTACGGATCCAGGGGTAGTAAGCCCCCGGGGGCGTGCCCGCGTAGTAGTCGCGCTGGCTGTTCACCCACGCGTCCTCGACAAGCGCCAGCTCGGCCTCCACCGCATGGTCAATCATCGGGGCCTCCGATCTTCGCGAGCTGGACCAGCTGCTCGAAGGACATCTCGACCAGGCTCACGCCGCCCGAGTGCTCGATGCGGTCCTTGAGCAGGCCGAGCAGCTTCGCCAAGTCCATGGCCGCCTTCCGCCGTTCGGCAAGCTTCGGGGGCAGCTCCTCGACGTCGCCTGACAAGGTCAGGTCGTAGTCCTTGACCTGCCCGCGAATGACCGCAGTCAGGAACGTCTGCAGTTCCATGGCGTCGGCCACGGCGGCCTTGTCGGTCTTCTTGGCGATCTGCTTGCGCACGCGCACCACCTCGTCGGCCACGCGGCGAAGCCTCATCAACCGTGTCCCTACTGCGTGCGGGTGCCGATAGCCTGCCTCCTCGGCCGCCTGGGTGTGGTTGCCGTGCGTCGCCACGCCGTAGGCGAACTTGCGCTGCTGCTCGCTGAGGTGCTGCGGGGCTGGCATGCGTCACCACCGCTCCCACAGCCACGCGAGCACGAGCAGACAGCCTAGCGCGCACAGAAAGCGCACCGTCCACTCCACCGCCTGCACCGGGTCGTTGATCATCGCGTCTCCTTGCGCTGCCTGATGTGCGCGCCTTCCCATTCGCAGTACGACGCCCAGCAGCCTTCGCACAGGTCGAGCCCATTCAGCCGCACCCAGCCCTCGGGCAGGTCGGACTGGTCGAGCGCACCACGTGGCAGCCGCCGCTCGGGCGCGCGGGCGTCGCAGCGGTCGCACAGGATGGTCAGCAGCTGCGGCATTACTGCCCCCTGCGCTTGAGCAGCTGCAGCGCCAGCTCAATCACAAACTGGAGGCCGCAGTACGCGACCACCGCCCAGATCAACTCGCCGCGCTCGAACACGACCGTTACGGTGTGGTTCATGGGCGCCTCCTTCGTGCGGGCGCGCGGACGCCCATCTCCCACTCCGGCACCAACGCCGCCACGGAGCGCTCGAGCGAGCGATAGGCCTTGCTGTCGATGACGAGCAGCCGCACCGCCGGGTGGTACTTCGCCATGCGGCGAATCTTCGTGCGGCTCCGGGCATCCATCCAACCCTTGACCTCGTGGTACTCAACCGAACCGTTCGGGAGCGTCACGCGGAAGTCAGGCAGGTAGGTCACGCTGCCGCGCTTGATGCCCTCGAACCAGAAGGTCTCAGGCTCGTGCGCCCAGGCCGCGACCTTGCCGTGAACCCTGAGCCACTCGAGGTAGCGCGCGTAGTTGGCTTCCCACCGGCTGCGGTAGTACTTGCGCACGCCGCCGACCACGCGCCAGCCACCCTTCCACGAGACGCCCGTACGCTCCACAGCCAGCGCCCCCTTCTCGGCACGGGCACGCATTTGCTTCAGCGTTTGCGCGCGGCGCTCGTCGTCGGTCATCCCGGCCCAGCGAGCAGCGCTCACCTCGCTCAGCCGCTCGCGGGTTGCCGCTGAATGCACCATGCCGAGAGCACCACGCGGGTGCCCGTGCACCTTATGATGGGCCTTCATGGCCTCTGACATGCGCACGCGCGTCGCTGCGTCCGGCGCCTTGAGCTTCCCGTCTGCCCACAGCCCCTTCATCACTAGCGACTGGTCGGGCCGCTTGCGCCCCGTCAGGCGTTTGCTGTGCACCGTGCTCTGCGCTCGGACCGCCACGGTGTCGCGGCCACACGGAATCTTGTGCACCGATGCCGCGTTGCGGACCGAGCCCTCGGACCGGCCCAGGACCATGGCGCACCAAGGCGCCCCGTACGCGGCGTAGTTCGCGCGCAGGTAGCCCAGGTCAGTCTTGCTCCAGGGCTTCGCGCTCATCCGCACGCTCTCGAGGGCGGGGGTCATGGCCCCTCCTCGGCTGACCACCACTGCCGCCACAGCCACAGGTCTCGCTTGGCCTCGTAGTAGCTGGCCAGCAGCGCCAGCCCGATCACGCCCGCGAGGAACGTATAGACGGCCAGCATCTTAGCCACGTCGCCGATGCGCTCCTTGCGCGCCCGCTGCGCCATGTCTTCGGGGGTCACGCCCCACCTCGCCATTCCGCCAGCAGCTCCAGCCACCATGCACGCAGCCTCGCCCAGAACGAGCGCTGCACCACGGGCACCGGCTCATGCGCGCCCGCAACACGCGGCGGGTGGTAGCTCGGCTCGTCCACCGCCCAGCGGTCCGCACGCTCCCGGAGCCGCCGCACGCTTGGCAAGAGGTACACGCAGCCGCACAGCGCGCACGACACCCGCACGCCCAGCGCATGCGCACCGAGGGCGCGGTAGCCCTCCGCGTGACACTCGGGGCATGAGAGCGCCTCGATCACGGGCGCCTCGTGCGGTCTTTGGCGCCGATGAGTAGGCCAAGGATGATGATGCCAAACCACGAGCCGAGCACGAACGCGCCCAGCGTGATCGGCCAGCAGTCCCAGCACGTTTTGCATGCAGCCGCGGTCGCAGATAGTAAGATCATGACGTCATCCCCGCGCACGCGGCCACGAGGTCTGCCTGCCACTCTGCCGGCGGCAGCTCGTCGTCTTCCTTCGGGCGAAGCGCAAGGTGCTCACGCACCAGTTGCAGGCAGTGTCCGTACGACGGCGGCATGCCACCACGCCGCAGCACGACTTCGTCCTGCACTGCCCTCGCGAGCTTCTTTTCGGTGCTCTTTCTGCTCATGCCTATGCCCCCCTCGCCCTATCGCGCAGTCGCGCGAACTTTCTCTCGAGCCGCTCCAGCACCAGCCGCTCCTCCTGCGTCAGCCGCGGCCCCCACAGCGCCACGTCGCACGCGCGCAACGCCAGCAGCACCTCGTCCAGCGTGAACGTGGTGACGAGCGGTCTGCTGCGCGCGCCGGTCATGCATCACCCCGCGCCCTGTCGCGCAGCGCCGCAAATTTCGCCGCAACGCTTGCGAGCTCGGGCCTGGCGGCAATTGCGTCGATCACGCGCTGGTCCAGGTCCAGCCCGTACGCGTGCGCGGCCTCCACGTGGCCGAGCAGGTCGTACAGCAGCCGCACCTCCTCGGGCGTGAACGTGGCGGCGAAGTCCTTGCGCACGCTCATGGCTCGCCCCCCGCATCGATCGCCTCGAGCACTTCCAGGAGCGACATCATGCGGTACTCGCCGATCATGCCCGGCCCGCGGACCCTGGCCGTCACACGAACCTCTTTGCCGGTGGGGCCGTCGTACCAAGGCTCCGCCCAGAGGTGGATTTCGGACACGCTCGCGGCCCGAAGCTTCGTCTCCACCTCGTCGAGCGCGTCTGCCATTGCCTGCGAAATCATGGCGCACCCCGCAGCGCGCGGCCGCGGTGGCTGCGCAGCGGCAGCTCGCGCCAGCACATTGCGAACGTGAGCGACACGCCGATGCCCACGCCGAGCGCGAGGCCCGAGAAGAATGCCCACGTCACCCAGGAGAGTACTTGGTCAAGCTCGATCATCGGTGTCCCCCGCACGGTCGAGCAGCTCCACGAGCCGCCCGGTCAGTTCGTTGCGCTGCATGCGCCAGATTTGGTTGAGTCCGCCCGACTTGCCCTTGGCGTACTTGATGCGCAGTTCCGCCATGTCGGTCTGCTTCTCGCGCCACGCGAGCATGATGTGGTCGGCCATGTTTGCGAGGTCGCGCGACTCCTTGAGCCAGTGCATCTGCGGCTCGTCCGTAGGCTTCGCGCCCTGCGGAATCGACAGCTGCGACAAGAGCACCACGGCCTGACCCACGCGCACGCCGTGAGCCTTGATGCGCGAGGCGACCTTCGAGACTTCGTTGCGCCGGTCCTGCGCCCGCCCGCTGAGTTCGATGGCCTGGGCGTAGTCTACGACCACGAGACGCACGCCACGCTGCGCCATGCGGGTCATCGCGGCGCACACGTCAAGCTCGGTGCCGCCTGCACGCAGGTCGAGCAGCAGTCGATCGCCCAGGGCGCGGTACGACGCCACTGCTGCCGCGAGCAGCGTCATGTCCTCGCCCTGCACGTTGAGCGTGTTGCGCTCGATGCGCTTCGCGCTCACCCCGCTCATCATCGCGAGCAAGCGAGCGCCCACGAGAGCCTCAGGGTCCTCCCGCGAGATGTAGCCCGCAGGCGCGCCGTAGTGGTCCGTGGCCGTGCCGAGCAGGAGTTCAAGCGCGATGGAGCTCTTGCCCACGTTCGTGTCGGCGCCAAGCATCGTCAAGCTGCCGAGTGCGAGGTCACCGATCGCGTTGCGCATGCGAGGTAGGCCCGTGCGCACGCGGATCACGCGCTTACTCTCGTTCGTCAGGCTGTCGTGGGTCCGCGCCACGCAGTCGTACGCGTTCATCAGGTTCGCGTCCTGCGCCTCGGTGGACCACAGCTGCAAGTCCGCCGCAGCCGCGAGCGACGCGTCGTAGTCGCCCGTGTCGACCGCGCGCAGCACCTGGTTTGCCGCGTCGCGCAGCGTGCGCAGACGGGTCAGCTCGCGCAGGCGCTTCGTGGGCGGAGCGGCCTCGGGGAACACATCCGTGAGCCCCACGAGGTAGTCCAGGCCGCCCACGGACTCGACCTTGCCCGCGGTCGAGAGGCGCTCGTACAGCCGCACCGTGTCCACGCCGTCGCCCTCGGCGTGCAGGTACAAAAGCGCGTTCCAGATCTGCCTGTGCTTCGCGCTCCCGAAGTCCTGCTCGGCCAGCGGGAGCTCGAGCAGCAGCGAGGGCCGCAGGATGCACGCGCCCAGCACGCGGCGCTCGAGCAGCTCGTCGCACAGGGGGTTCTGCTGGCGGGTCGGGGTCATACGGAATCCCAGGGCTGGATGTGATCGCGGATCGGCGCAGCGGGCCCGGCCACGGTGGCGTCCAGGAGGGCCAGGCCGAAGGGCCGCTTGTGGTCGCGCACCAGGTCGAGCCCGGCCCGTACGAGCGCCCTGGCGGCCGCCCTGGGCGAGGGGAACGTGCCGGCCTGCACGAGCTCGTGCACCCGGGCTGCCGCGGCTTGCAGCTGGCCTGGGGGCGCACTTGGCGCGGGCTTGAGATCCCGCTCGAACGCCTCGCTCCCAAGCTCTTCGAGCAGCACGGGGAGAAGCCTCGAGGGGTGCAGCGCCGTGCTCGCTCCCAGCGCCGGCTCGCCCTGGGCGCTCTTCTCCCCTTGGGCCGGATCGGGACGGGACGGGACGGGAGACGCGCGCGGGGCCGGCGGGACAGGGTCGGGGACATTCCCGGACTTGTCCGGGACATTGTCCGGGACATCTTCCCGTTTCTGTCCCCGCCGCTGCTCGCGCTTTCGGTCGCGCTCGTACTCCTTCCGAGCCTCCACGACCTCCTTGAGCGCGGCTTCCTGATGGTCCTTGTAGTCGTGAATCTCGTAGTGATCGCCCCTGTCGTGCCACAGGCCGACCTTCACGAGCTTCGCCGCGAGCTTGCCCACTTTCGCCGCGAGCGGGGTGTAGAGCGCGGTCAGGACATCCTTGTCGATGCGCCCGTCGAGCTGGTGCGCGTTCGAGTAGCAGAGGCCCGAGTGCCAGAACCAGGCGGCTTCCGCGCCCGCCCGGATGAGCTTCGGGTGGTGCGGCGCCTTGTCGTCCGTGCGCACCCACATCGCTAAACCCCCTCCTCGTCCGCGATGCGCCCGAGCTCGCGCTCGTAGTCCGCCGCCGACAGCGCTGTGCGGGCCAAGGCGGCCTTCCTTCGCTCGAACCGGGCCAGGGGGTCGCCGCCCTGGTGGCGGGCATCGTCGGGCGCGTCGATGCCGTCGAGCACGATCAGGCGCAGGCGGTAGGCGACGACGATCACGCGGTTTCTCCTGTAAAACAGCGCCCGAGGTGATTCACGGAGTTCAGAGGACTCGTCGCAGGACGTCCCTGCGCACCACGCCCTCGGTCGCCGAACTTCAGCTCATGCAAGCACCCCCGACCCGCGCGCTACAAACGCGGGCCAGGGGGTTCGTGTGCGACTGACACCATGTCCGCCGCACCGCGAAAGTAGCCCCAGCGCTCGCTGCACAAACGGTGTTGCGTGTGTCCGTCCGCGAGCGCTGGAGCAGGCCGACAGCATGCCGGCCGTAGAGAACACCCCTGCGCGCTGTCACGAGCCCGGCCGGCCGTACTTCCCGGCTGACCTCACGCGCAGGGGCAGGCCTGGCGGAATTGCCAGGCCGTAGAGAGAGCGCAGGCCCACCCAGGCGGGAGGCGGGGGAGCACGGCCGCCCGGGTGAGCTTGCGCGGGGGGACTTCACGAGGCCGCTTTCTGGGCCAGGGCCTCACCGCGGCGCGGCGTCGCAATGTCGGCGACACGCACGGCGCCTCGCGTGAAGCGCGAAAGCTCGTACGCAACGTCGCGGCGCATCAGCTTGAACTGGGCTGCGAAGACCGTGCTGTAGGCCAGACCCGTGGCGTAGTGGGCGCGGGTAAGGGCCCCCCGCGGCTGCTCCCGAACCCACACCCCAAACGCCGTCCGTGTACGCCGCGGTGAACGCATATAGGTGACGGGTATAGTAATCCGGCTCGCTTGACAAGTCTAAAGGTGCCGGAAACCGATTGCCACAGGCGGTACGGTAGGGTATTCGCTATATTGCAATGCTATTTATGCCTGCGTCAGTCTTGCGGTCGCAAGACATGGCAACGCTTCAGGAAAAGGTCGACGCCAAGCTGGCGGAAAAGGGCATGACAGCGTCCGAGCTTGGGAGCGCCCTCGGATATAAGCATGGCTACCAGGGTTACTACGCGCTCTTCGTGAGCCGGAAGACGGCGTTCACCCCCGAACGTCAAGCGCGCGTGGCCCAGATCCTGGGCGTCGACCCTGATTACTTTGACGAGCAGAACGACACCGCAAATCGCGAGCGCGCCGCCCGTCAGGAGTTTGAGCAGTTTCTTCGCGACCCTGTCGCGGGGACGGCCGAAGATCACATCATCCGCACCCTGGAGCGCATGACGTTCGCAGGCGGGAAGGTCCCGACGCGCCAGCTGTACCGCATGCTCGCGCTGGTGATGATGGGGTATTGGTCGGACCAGCAGGTCATGGACGCGCTCCAGCTCAACGCCGAGCTGGACGCCATGCCGCCGCTGCCCGAGCCGCCGCCGAGCAAAAAACGCCGTAAGGCAGGGACTGCGAAGCGGTGACCACACTGCCCGGATGGTGACTTCACCCGACACGGCGCTGTATCGGCTGTTGCAATCCTGTTTCTCGCTGGGGTAGTTTGCCCCCATGGATGACCGGGGGGCCATGGCGGTGCGCATCGTGCACAACGCCAAACTAATCTTAATGCCCGTCGCCGACGCCCGTTGCGTGCGTCAGGTCGGGATTGTCCTGGAGTTTGGCGCGGAAGCCTGCGCTGACACGATGGTGACGGTCGCCTGCAGATACAAGCTCGCCATGCACGGTGTGTTTGACGAGGCCGAGGTGGTCGACCTGGTGGAGCGCCGCGGCTACACCTACGTACCCAGGCCGTGGGTCAACGCCGGCCCATGCAAGGCCCTGCCACGTCAAAGCTCGGCGATAGGCCGCGGCGTAAACGAACCATCCTGCGCGTAGCACCCGTAGGTGGCCTGTCCGGTGACGTCGCCCCCTTCTGCGCGCTCGAGCACCACGGTGCCCGCTGCGCTCCCCACCCGGAGCTTGTCGCCGTCCAGCTCGTAGGCGAGGCGCTCGGCGCCCGCCTCCGCTTCGGGACACGTGCCGTGCGTCTGCGTGAGCGTGAGCTCGTCGCCGCTGGTGGTGTACGTGCCTGAGTAGGCCTCCACGCCAAGGTCTCCGCCTTCGAGCGTGCACACCGTCCCCTCCACGTACGTACCGTCAGACTCAAAAGTCATCCCGTAGGCGCAATCGTAAGGGCCGTCGCTAGGCGAGACCCAGTCGCCCACGATGCCCGGCTCGTCGTTGTCGTCGCCACAGCCGATTGAAACCGCAAGCAACACCGCGAAAGTCGTGTGTTTCATGGTCTAGAACCCCTGGGCAATCTTGCCTCAGGCAACTTTTTTGCGCTCCGAATTTCACCGGCCGCTTGCGTTTGACTATACGAGTTGCATATATTCAACTCATGTCCGCCGTACCCCACTGGCACGTTGTTTCAGCCGCCGGCCCCGATGGCGACGACTATACCTACCGCCTGCTGCTCGAGCGCGGCGACGAGAGCGCTTACGTCGACGTGCAGGCCTGGGAAGACCGCCACGGCGACGCGCGCATCGAGGTGCTGGGCGCCTGGCCGGTGGGCGACGCGCTCGGCCAGGAGGCTGCAGACGCGCTGCGCGGCGAGCCTGAGCACGCGCTGGCGGCTGCGGTGCTGGACGGGCGCGCGTACGTGCTCGAGACGCGGAGGGCGGCATGACCCGCCCAGCACGCAAGCAGACGCGCGACATGACCGCGAAGCTGCTCCAGCACTACGCGTGCGCCTGGTGCGGCGTCGTGACGCGCGCAGAGGTGCTCGAGAGCGTCGAGGGCGACCGCGTGTGTCCGGCGTGCGTGGACGCGGAGCACGCGGGAGCCGAGCGAGTCGAGTGTTACGACGGGCCGGTGCACGTCGTCGAAGGCTGGAAGTAGGAGGCAAGGGCGATGAGGACGGCAGAGCAAATCAAGGACGAGATGCGTGAGGCGGTCGAGGAGCACAACACACGCGCAGCCCAGGACGCGGCGCTACAGGCCGCTATCGAGCTGGGCAGCGTGTCCGACGGGCTGCTCAACCGCGTGCGGTTCAGCTGCCGCAGCCTTCGTCGTGAGGACGTGCAGGCGCTGCTTGAGCAGCTCGCGCCCTACCTGGCGCTGCTGGCCGAGGTGGCGCCCACGCTGCCCGCGAAGGAGGCGCCCGTGGCCGAGGAGAAGGCAGCGTGAGCACTACCGTCGTACTAGACGCCCCGAACCTGCGCCGCGCGCTCGCTGATGCGCAGTCGCGCTGCAAGGGGCTCGTGTTCAAGGCTGGCGCGAACCAGGAGCAGCGCTACCGGTTCGTCGGCCACGAGGACGTGGTCGAGCACGTGCGCACCGTGATGGTCGCGTGCGGCATCATCCTTATCCCCGCGAGCCTGCGCTTCGTGCAGGAGCTCCTATGGAAGACCGCCAAGGGCGAGCGCGTGGCCTGGCTCTGGGAGCAGACCATCACCGTGGCGCACGCCCACAGCGACGAGACCATGACCGCGGTCGTGCAGGTCACCACGATGCCGAACGACAAGGCGAGCTTCGTGGCGTCCACGGCGGCGGACCGCACGCTGCTGATGCGCCTGATGCGCCTTGCTGGCACGAGCGAGGAGAACCCCGAGGACGACTCGCACGACGAGAACGACCGCCGACAGAACGGCGGCGGGCCTGCGAAGGCGCAGCCGCGCACGACTGGCAACGCCGGCGGGCAGCAGCGCGCGCAGAACACGAATGAGGCGGGGCGGGTCGTGCAGGGGCTCGTGAACGACCTGAGCCGGGCCTCGGCCGACCGCGAGACGCTCGCCAGCTTCTATGAGTTTGCCAGGGCAGAACTGAGCCAGTGCAGCGCGACAGACCAGCAGAAAAAGATGGTGTGGGACGCGTTCGGCGAGCGCTGCAAGGCCGCCAACCTGAACCCCCGCCAAGTGATCGCCGGGAGGGCCGCATGATTTCGCTCGACCTACCCATTGAGTCTTACCTCGCAAGCAAGCGCGCCAGCCACCACAAGCTGCGCACGCTCGCGGAGTGCGGCGCACGTGGCTACTACATCGCCCACGAGCAGAAGCTCTGGTCTGCGGACGACACACGCGCCTATCTGGCCGGTCGCGCCATGGAGGACGCGCTGCAGCGGCCCCACGAGTACGCGTCCAAGTACGTGGCGAAGCCTATCGGCATGTCGTTCGTGACCAAGGAAGGCAAAGCCTGGCGCGCAGACCAGGAAGCGATGGGGCGCATCATCGTCGACGGTGAGGACGCGCGCGCCATCGAGGCGCTCATCGGCACGCTCGACTGCTGCCCGATTGCGCAGGCGCTGATGAGCGACGCCACGCCGCAGGCGACCGTCTACCACGAGGACGCCGTGCGCGGGCGCTGGAACATCCCGGGCATCCAGTCGCGCCCGGACTGGCTGAGTCTCGAGGGCAGCGCGGCGAGCGAGTGGCGGCCGTACGCGCTCGATCTAAAAACGACAGCGAAGCTCGGCCAGCTGTGCAGCGGGCGCTCCATCATCAAGTACGGCTACAACCGCCAGGCCGCCATGGTGCGCCTGGCGCTCGAATACGAGGGCGTGGACGTGTCGGCCTTCCGTTACCTCTTGCTCGGCGCTGAGAAGGCCTTCCCGCACCGCTGGCGTGTGGTGGAGATTCCGCAGGCGCTGATCGACGCGGGCGAGCGCTGGTGCGTGCAGCAGCTGGACGCGCTGGCGCAGCACTACGAGACGGGCGAGTGGCCGCTCGTGCCGAACGAGGTCGTGATGGCTGACGTGCCGAGCTGGCTGGACGACTCGGAGGCAGCATGAGCACGGAATGCATCAGCGTCGACTTCGACGAGCGCGACGACCCGGGCGACCCGCGCACTGCGCTCGTGGCCGTGCGCTACGACGGCGTCCGCTACCACGTGCGCGCGGCGAGCAGGCGCACGTATTACCGCGGGTGGGCTCACGACGTCATCGCCTGGGCGCTGGGCGAGGACGAGGCGGGCACCGAGCGCGCGCTGGCCGACCTGCCGGAGGAGGTCGAGAGCGCGGTGGACGAGGTGCTGAACGAGGCGCTGGAAGGGCGGCTGCGATGACAGATGAGCACAAGTGCCGCCACTGCGGCGACGAGTGGAGCGAAGGCGGCGCATCCGCGCATGTCTGCACGCTGAACCGTTTCGGCGTTGCGGCCACAGGCGATAAGTTGGTGTTGCTGTTCCCCTTGCCGCCGCGGCTCTCGCGTGAGGACGCTCTGCTCCTCGCTGCGTATCTGGTGTGCCTGATGGACCAAACCGAGGACCACGCAGGCTTTCACCGTGTGCTCACAGCAGTGGAGAACACATGACGAACGGCCACGACTTCGACGCTACCTACGCCGAGGAGCGCCGCCGCGCTGCCCTGGCCGCGCTCGAACTGGAGACGCGCGCCCTGAACGCCGAGCGGGCGCTCGAGCATGCCCGCGACGAGATCGCGTCGCTGCGTGCTGTGGCGCTGGGCCCGGTCGAGCACGCGGGCTGCGTGCCGCTCGCGGACGTGCAGCAGCTGCTGGCGCGGTGCGAGGCACGGTACGCGGAGGGCGCTACGGCCAGCGACGTGCTGGACCTGCTGGCGTGGTTCGTGGTCGCGCGGGCTGCGGGTGCGAAGGGCAGCAAGACGGGAGGCGAGTGATGGGCGAGCGCTACCCCGGCAAGGGCAAGACCACGATCGGCTGGGGCGGCTACCCGCTCAGCGCGTGGGACAAGCCTAGCTTCGCCGTGGTCGCAAACCGCGAGTGCGGCGGCGGCTGCGTGCTCTTCACGGGCGGCCCAGCCGTTGCTTGCGACATGGACCAACTGGGCAGCCACCTGGTCGACCTCGGCCTCGATGACGCGCCGCCCGGCGTGAGCATCTGGGAGGGGACGGTGCGTTGCTGGCGCGACCGTGAGAGCGGTGCGGACGACAGTGAGCTGGTCGGCACGTTCAGGCCGCCGAACGACGCCGAGTGGGACGCCATCCGCCGCGGCGTGTCGCCCTGGGACGAGGCGGACTGGGGCTGTGCCGGCACTGCTGAGGGCAGCGAGGCGGGAGGCGAGTGATGGACGAGCGCTACCACTGCTGGATCCCGGACTGGGAGAACGACGAGGACGGCGAGAGCGTCACCGCCTGCTGGGCCGAGGAGGCCGCATCGGACTACTGCGACCGCCGGTTCGCGGACAGCGGCGGCTCGTGGCCTGGCGAGGTCGTGGTGACCGTACGCGACCCGCATGGCGCGGTGACGCAGTTCCAAGTGCGGATCGACTGGTCGCCGTCGTTCTACGCAACGGCACTGCGCCACGGCCCGCGCAGGCAGCTCCGGGAGGACGAGCTATGACCTGCCCGCACTGCGCGGAGCCCATGCACGCCGACGACGAGTACGGCGACCAGGCCTGTCCCGCGTGCGGTCTGGCAGGCCCGCGTGAGGTGCTCGAGGCGCTGGCTGCGCGGCTCTCGCCTGCGGGCGTACTCGAGGCTGCTGAGCGGGCGCTGCGGGAGCGCGAGGTGCATATGGTGGCCCTGCGCAAGGCAAGCGGCGTGACGCTCTGGGGCGTGAGCCGCTGCAAGATTACGAGCCGGGGGACGCTCGCCGATGCGGTCGGGCGGCTCGACAAGCCACAGGTGACTGGAGGGCGAGATGGGTGAGCCTGCGAAGAAAGTCGCCGATGAGACGGTGGCAGTGCCCGCGGACGACTTCCGGCGCATCGTGGACGCGCTAGAGAGCGTGACCCGCCAGCTCGCCCTGATCACGCAGTACGAGGAGCGCCGCCTGGCGCAGGCCGAGGACACCGCCCGCCGCGCCGCGCGCAAGGTCGGGCCGACCACGGATGAGGCGCGTGCGACCATCGAACGCATGCGAGGGAAGTTGAAACTCTAAGATGCCGCGCAAGCCCAAAGCCCCCAAGAAACCTCGCGGCATTCGCGAGACGAAGCTCGCCAATGGCACGACGCGCTACCAGGCGCTCGTCAAGATTGACGGCCAGCAACAATCGCTTGGCACCCGCGACACGTTCGAGGAAGCGGTGGCCCTGCGCCACGCCTACTACGAGGCGCGCGCCGAGAAGGCGAAGGAGACGGGCGCCCAGGTTCGCATGGACCCCGGCATTCTCACCGTCGCGCAGATGGGGTACATGTGTCTCACGGGGGACAAGGACATCGACCGCTGGCGGTATCGTGTCGTCGAGACGGCCGAGTTCGCAAACTTTCCCGCCACCCAGGTAAACGAGCGCCACGTCCGCGTGTGGATCGCGCAGATGGCAAAGACGCCCATCAAGAGCGGAGCGAGCGCGGGCGAGATCCCTACGCGCCCGACGCTCGCAAGCGCGCTGTCGCTTGTGCGTCGCGTGTACCGCTGGGGCGCGATGCCAGAGCGCGAGTACGTGACGCACAACCCGGCCAAGCACGTGAAGATCAGCGAGTGCACCGAGGTGAAGCTCAAGACGAACCGCAACATCCTGGACTACCTGCGCGAAGACGAGACGCGCAAGATTCTCGAGGCACCGTCCGGACGTCTGCCCCTGCTCCGCAAAGCCATGTTCGTGATGTTGATGGTGGCGGGCGCTCGACCGAGGGACGTGTGGCACGTGCGGTGGGAGTGCGTGGACTGGCTTGCCGAGACGATCCGGTTCACGAGCACAAAGACCTCGAGCCTTGAGAACCACGACTACACGGTGCACCCGCTGCCCCAGCTGCTCGCCGTCCTGAAGGAGTGGTGGCTTGCCAGCGGCCGGCCGACGAAGGGGCTCATCTTCCCCGCCGGCAAGAACCGGGACGGCACCGAGCGGATCTACGCGCGCGACTACGACGGCGGCTGGCAGGACAAGAAGGAGCGCCGGACCCGGACCTGGTGGGTCGACAACACCGAGGACGGCTCACTCAGCGCCGACTCCACGCGGCCAAAGAAGGCGAGCGTCAACGGCCACCAGGCCAAGCACCTGCGCCGTCTCTACGGGGAGAAGCGCCAGAGCAAGGGCGAGCTCACGGTCACGCCCGGCTGGCGGTCGAAGCTCGGCATCAAGCGAGACGTCCCGCTTTACGCCCTCCGGCACACCTGCGCCTGCCACCTCTTGCTCGGCACGCCCCTCTTCACGGGCGGGCGGGAGTGGTCGCGCGAGGAGGTCCAGAGCCAGCTCGGGCACCAGGACTCGGACGCCACAGAGCGGTACATGCTCGCGCTCGGCATACTCGCTCGACGCGCCGCCAAGGAATCCAAGGCGGCGCTCAAGGCGATGGCGAAGAGTGGTGCAAAAGGTGATGAGGGGTGATGCGGTGGGAGGCAAGCCGTGACTGATAAGTTATCGGAATCATTGGGAGCCCGGAAGGAAACTCGAATTCCTGACCTGCGCATTACGAAGCCGCGGGTAAGAGCGCCAAACCATGCGGAATCGCAGCAGGTTTCGGCGCTGCTCGGAACCAAGGCTGACGCGCATCACCCTGACGCCCTCGAGCGCCCCACAGCCCTCGACGTCGCACGCGCCGAGCGCCGCCTGCGCCTGGTGCCGCGAGGCCTCGCCTACGTCCGACCCGACAACGACGGGAGGCGCCGGTGGTGAGGATGGGCATCGCCAGGCTTCGCAAGGAGCACCCCGACTGGGCATGGACGGCCGAGCGCGGCGGTGGCTTTGGCAACTGGGAGTATATCGGCCTGCGAGACGACCGCCGCGTGCGCGTCTACGCGACGGCAGCCTTGTGCGGCCCCTCCGGTGACGACTACGTGACCGTTTGGCAAGTCGACGATGGCGCGCGGTCTGGGACCTTCTTCTTCTGGTCTCTCCAGGAGTGCCGATGAGACCGCTCGCTTACGCCGGCCAGTGGCACTGGGACGACGTGCGGGCGAGCCTCGACGCGTGCGCCGCCTACCTGCCCAGGTCGCGCTTCCGGGGCGCCCTCGAGGTCGCGGACAGCCGGCGCCATGACTCCTGCGTCGTGTGGCGCTGGGGCCTGGCCCTGGGCGAGCTGCACGAACTCGCGGACCCCTGCGCCTACGCCGACGCGCTCACGGACAGCGCGGCCATCCACCGGCCGAGCCTCGCGACCCGCGAGCTCCGGGCCATGGGCGAGCTCGAGCCGCCCACGCCCGAGGAGCGCGGCCGCTGGCGGGACTTCCGCACCAAGGCTCGCGTGGCGGCCGGCCTGCCCTTCGACGACGAGGAGGAGGGGCGTCATGGCCGCTGAGCGCTGGCGACGCATCCCGGAGTTCACGCGCTACGAGGTGAGCGACCTGGGGCGCGTGCGCCACGCACACTCGATGCGCGTCCGCACCGGGCAGCCTGGCAAGACGGGCGCCCCGTGGATCAGCGTCTGCGACGGCAAGCGCAGACACGTGCGCCCTGTCGCCACCCTCGTGCTGCGCGCCTGGGCGGGGCCACGGCCGTGCTCGGGCTGGGCGCCCATCCACCTCGACGGCGACGTCGCGAACGTCACGCGCGCCAACCTTGCGTGGGGCCCGCGCGCTGCCCGTGACCTGTCGCCAGCGCAGGTCCGCGCCATCACGCGCCAGCGCCAAGCGCTCTCGGCCGACGTCGCCATGGGGCTGGCCTTGGCGCTGCGCGAACTGGTCACGACCCTGAGCCACACAGCGCGGCGCAGCGGGGTGTCCCGCCAGGCCATCCTGACGATGCTTCGCCGCGATGGCGCGCCCAACCTGGCGACGCTCGTGCAGGTCGCCGCCGGGCTTGGCATGCGTGGGTCCGAGCTGCTCGCCCTGGCCGAAGAGCACGCGCCGAGAAACGCGGAGGCTGCCGAATGACTGCGCGCCAAACTTCGGGCAGCTTAATGTTGGCACTGTAAACTTCTCTCGGCCAAGCGAATGTAGACGCTGTCTACATCAGGAGGTTCCCCCATGCGACCGTTCATCCCGCTGCTCATCATCACCACCCTGTGCGCGTGCTTCGCGCTCGCGCCAACCCCCGCCGCCGCCCAGACCGCCCCCGCTGTCTGCGACTCCGTGCGCGAGGTCAGGTTCTTCCTGCTCGGCGTGCGCAAGGGCCGCAGCCTGGCCGAGCAGGCCATCGCCACGCTCGACACGGCCGATATCTGCGCCGACCCCGACGCCATCACGGAGCTGCAGGTGACCGTGGTGTCGATCGCCGATGGCATCGTGGTGCCGCCCGATGTGTCGGACGCTGTCCGCTGTCACGTGCTCGGCCAGGTCGCCGGCCTGGTTGCCGAGGTGACCGACCTGCAGGACACCTGCGTCAACGACGCGTGCATCGCTGACGGCGAGTTCATCGGCGAGATCTCGGCGCAGCTGTACTGCGACCTCTCCATCGCCCTCGGCGGGCTGGGCCTGGCCGACCTGTTCGAGCGGCTCGCCACGGACGCGTGCGGCGAGGCGTTCCAGGACGCATGCGATGCCACCTTTTTCGCGACCGCGGCGACCCGGGCGGCGTGTGTGCCGTTCACGATCGCGCCGTTCCTCGACGTGTTCGCGTTGACGCAGAACAACCAGTGCGCGGACAACCCCGCGCCGCCATGAGCATGAGCCACATCTGGCAGAACGCTGAGCGCGAGAACGCAGAGCTGCGGGCCGAGCTCGCCACCCTGCGCGCCCGCGTGGCCGAGCTGGAGGCGGGCCACGTCGCTGACGAGCGGTCCATCGCACGCCTCGTGGACGAGCGGAACCGCGCCGAGCAGCTCGTGTCTGACCAGCGCGACGTGCTGCTCACGCAGAAGCGCGACCGCGACGCCGCCCTGGCGACGCTCGAGCGCGTGCGGGAGGCGCTCACCCACGGCGACGGGCCTGCCATCGACACGCTGGCGCGCATCGAGGCTGCGTTGCGCTGAGCCGCCGCCGTAAACACATCCGGAGTGGAGCATGCGCAGCAAGCCAGCAAGGCCTCTTGCCGACAACGGCGACGGCACGCACACCGTCATCCTGACGCGCGGGAAGACGTCGCTTGTCGACAGCGCTGACGCGGCGTGGGTTGGCCAGTGGAGCTGGTGTGCGTACCGCGGTCCCCACAACGACTGGTACGCCGTGCGCACGGACTACGGCGGCGACACGCAGAGGACGGTGCGCCTACACCGAGCGCTCCTGTCTGCGCCAGCCGAGCTGGAGGTCGACCACCGCAACGGCGAGCCGCTCGACAACAGGCGCGCCAACCTGAGGCTGGCGACGAACGCCCAGAACGCGCAAAACAAGCGCCGCGGCAAGCGCAACTCGTCGGGCTACAAGGGCGTCGTGTGGGTTGCCCACTGCGGGAAATGGGAAGCCCGCATCGTCGCGCATGGCCGCAAGCGCCAGCTGGGTCTGTACAGAGACGCCGAGGACGCCCACCGGGCCTACTGCGCAGCTGCCGCGCGCTTGCACGGAGAGTTTGCCAACCCCGGCTGACAGATTCGCGGGACCTTAATGTTACCGTCGTAAACACCTACCTGTCCGACGCCGCCGCCCGACGGATGTTACACGCAGAAACACCTACTCGGCGCACACCGCCCGCAAAATCGACATGAGACGGTGCATGATGCGTGGACACTCAACTCTCCCCGGGTCATACTGTTTCTTGTGAGGGCGAGACGCCGCCCCCCCCCGAGAAAGAGAAGCCGAGACCATGAACAAGAACACCGCCGCCGCCCTCGCCACCGCCTTCGCCACCTACGCCGAGCTCGCCGCCGCCTGCGCCAAGGGCTACCGCCCCAGCCTGCGCGCCGCCAAGACGGACGAGCTGCCCATCCGCCGCGCCAAGATGGTCCTCGAGTCCGCCCTCACCGCCGCCGGCTTCGCGGTGTACGCCTGATGGGCCTGGCCCTCGAGGGCTTCTGAGATTCGCACTGCCCAGTGTCGATTTGCGTGGACACTCAACTGGCACCGCGCTATTCTTATCTTGTGGGGCGGACGAGACGACCCCGGAAGAAAGAAGACCGACCATGACGAAGCTCCTCACCGCCGCCCGCAAGATTTCGACCCTCACGACCCCGATGGCCCGCATGAAGGCGATGGCCGCCCTGGACGCACAGGTGGCCAAGGCGGGGCTCTCGAACGCGGACCGCCTCACGGTCGCCCTGGCGATGCGCGACGCCTACAAGGCCCGCTGAGGGCGGTCGCCCACGGGCGGCGCGGCTCGCACACAGGTCGATGTGAGTGGGTGTAACATTCGGCGGCCCGGAAGCGCGCACAGGTAGGTGTTTGCGGTGTCAACATTAAGCTGCCCGGCGGGCAGGAGGAGAGAAATCATGGCGAACGGTGACGTGGTGATCGGCGGAGTAGCGCTGAGTGCGGACGTGGCGCGCAGGCTCGAGATGGCAGGCATGGGCTCGCGCGAGGTAGCCAACGACGTGGAGGCGCTCCGGAGCGGGCTGAGCACGCGGCAGCAGCTCCTGGCGCATTGCGTGGACGGCTGCGAAGACGCAACGAGCGAGGTCGAGTGGGCCGAGTACGTGAGCGCGGTCTGCGCCATCGTCGACCGGGCCGACTGATGGCGCGCAAGCCCACCGGTCAGCCCCCAGGTCGCCGCGCGCGCACCGCAGACGGCACCGTGGCGGACCACAGCCTGCGGATCAAGCTCACCGCCGCCGAGCACGCGGCCCTGCAGCAGCGTGCCAAGGCGGCAGGCTGCGACAGCGTGGCCGAGTACGTGCGCGCGCGCTGCCTGTCGGACTGAGCGCACATGTTTGCGGTGGTAACATTCGGCTGCCCGGCGGAGGCCGCGCTAGAATCACGCGCATGTCTGCTCGCTGCGCGTACTGCGACGCCCCCATGGCCGACCCATGGCCCGACCTGCCACTCGACAGGACGCTCGTGAGCGGCGTGTCGGCCGGATGGTGCCCGAGCTGCCGCCGCACCGTGCCCGTGCTGGTCGGGCGCATCGCCATGGAGTTCGAGGACGTGCGCGGCGACACGCTCAACGGCCAGCCCGCGCTGCGCTTCGACGGGCGGGCGAACTAGGCCGCTGCAGCTGCCGCGCGCTGGCTGGTGAACTGACTGCTACGGGTACTGGCTCAGCGCAGGCTGCTCGGCGGCGCTCTTCGACTCCACCAGCCAGTCCGAGTTCTTGTCCGTGTACTGGCCGTGGTGGCGCCTCAACTGCCGGCTGTAGAGCGCCTGGGCGCCGCAGCCCTCCGCGTGCACGAGGACGGGGAACTTGCCCTGCCGCTGCACGAGCGTCAGCCGCACGATGTCGTGGTCGCACCGCAGCTCCATGGCCGCCCGGTAGCGCAGGTCGCGGTCGGTCCGCTCCCAGACGCTCTCGTAGACCTCGATGCCGCCTGACGTGATCTTCGGCGCGCAGCCTACTCCTGCCAGCGCCAGCACAGCCCACAGCCCCCACGCGCGCATGATCGCCTCCTCCCGGGCGATCGTATCACCCCGGGCGGTGGCGAGCCGCCAGCTGTCGCCATGTAGACAGCGTCTACATTAATCTCCCCGCCAGGTGGCTACAGCTGCAGCGCGCTCACCACGTCGCCCAGCGTCTGCGTCACGTCGAACGTGCGATCGCCCGACATGGCGACCCGGGCGCCCCCTGCCGCGGACGCGCTCACTGACAGCACGTAGCGCGGGTTGATGGCAATCGCGCCCTCCTCGGCCGCGAGCACGAGCAGGCCGATCATGAGCTGGGGCTGCAGCACGCTCACCACGTCCGCGAACGACTCACTCACCAGCACCGGGTCCTCGCCACCCGGGAAGTAGACCTGCGTGCCGCCCAGGACCTCGCGCACGAGCGCAACGCGCACCGAGCGCACCCAGACGGCGTCGCCGTCAGAATCTGTGAACTCCTGCATGGGAATGCCTCCTTGTGTCTCGACATCGATTGCGCCCGAGAGATCGATCGTCACGAAGCGCCCGTCAGGCAGCTCGACCACGGTGCCGTCGGGGTGCTCGGCGGCGAGCTCGACGGGCACGTAGATCACCGCCTCGCCCGTCGGCTCGCCCGTCTCCGGGTCCGCCAGCTCGTTCACCGCGAAGGCGTGCCCGATCCAGCCGAGCGCGCCCTCGTGGTACGTGTCGGGGACGAACGGTGCCAGCGCTGCGCCGATGTGATCAGACTTCCTGGGCAGGCCCTCGAGTACGTCGAAGGCGTCGCGTTGGCCTGTGATCTCGGGGGTCGGCCCCGTCAGCTGTTTCATGCTGCGACTCCGTAGATGGACGCGGCCCAGTTCGCGAGCTGCGTGGTCTCGCCCGCGGTGAGGATATGGTCGTAGTGAATCTCCTGCGGCACTAAGCCCTTCAGCGGGAACGTCCCAGCGGTCGAAGCTCCCAGCCGCAGGGTAAACGTCGAGTTGCTGGCGCTCGGCGGCCCACCCGTGTCGGCGTTGGTCAAGCTGCTGCCGCTGACCCGCGAGTGCATCATGCCGGTCACGTACCCCCACATCTGCCAGCGCGAAACGTCGCGGGCATAGTGGGCGAGCGTGCTGATGTTCCATGCGTTGACGCTCGTGCCGCTCCCGTTGACGAGCTGGTACGTGATCAACGTCGTCGAGGCCTGATGAAGCACGCCGATCTGGCTCGCGACCGCTGCGCTGTTGATCAGGCGCTGCGTCGCCCCGCCCGTGCCGTCGATACGCGCGAGGCGAAAGGTGCTGCCGCCCAGGCCGTTGTGCAGGCGCGTGCCCGCGGCCGGGCTGCTCGCGTCGAGCCAGTCATTCACGCCATCGAACAGGACCGCCGGCATGTTGTTGAACAGCGGCTCTGCCGCTACGCGGATCGGTTGGTTCGAACCCACGCCCTGCTGCCACGCGATGGCGCCGAGCGTGCCGGCACGCGACAGCCACGCGCTCACCTCGCCGCCCCCGCCGAGCGCGAAATAGTCAGTGCTGCGCGAGTCAAACCACGCCATCAGGCCGGGGATCAGCAGCGGCGCTTCCAGCACAGGCGGCGCGATACCGCCACCCCCACGCCCTCCACCACGCCCTCCACGCGCGTTGCCTGCGCCTCGTGGTCGCCTGCTCACGGCCGCCCCAGCCCGTCAGACACATAGAACTCGATGAACCCCGCCGCGTCGCCGATGAACGCGATGTGCGTGGCGTTCGGGGGCACCACGTACTCGCGCGCCTGGCCGTTCGCGAACGTGGGCCCGGCGGCCACATGGCCCGTGCCGAACGATGAGAGCTGGTTGTAGACGAGCGTGGGAGCCGCCCCCGCTCCGTGCGAGAGCTGGACGTTGCAGCCCGAGGCGAGCACCCACAGAAAGCGCGTGCCGAGCGCGCTCTTCTTTTGCGGGTCCCCGGCCGCGGCGGGCAGCAGCACGCCCTGCGATGCGGTCGTGACCGCGTAGCGAACGGTGCCGGTGATGTTCGTAGGGTCTGCGGTGAGCACGCCGAGCGCGTTTGCTGTGATGATGGGCCCCGAGATCATCGCGGCCTTTTCTGAGTGCGTCCCCATAGCTACCTCCGGTCCCGGTCCCACCACTGGCGGGCCGCTTGTTTGCGAATACGCGCCGCACGCTCTACGCGCGCACGCTGTTCTGGCGTCTGCTCGCCGGGTTTCTGCTTCACCGCCCAGGGCGCGATCTCGATCAGCGCGTACCTGAGCGCGTCCACGCTGTGGTCAGGGTACAAGACGCCTTCGAGCACCGCCTCGTGCCGGTCGTCCTTCCAGCGCAGGATGCCGAGCTGGTGCACGAGGTTCGGCGCGGCGCTGGCCACGACTGTCATGCGCCCGCCGCCTGCACCTTCGCGCACGACGCAGCGCAGCTCCGTATTCAGCAGGCTGATCGACCCGAGCAGGTCCACCTTGTCGGCGTGGCGGATGGTGCACCCGAGCTGCTTGCCAAACCGCGCATTGAACAGTTCAAAGAACGGCTTGCCCCCGCCGGCCGGGTCACACACGACTAGCGTGGTTTTGTACTGCACCACGAGCGCCTTCGTGATGTCGGCGGCCTGGTCGTTCGTCAGGCGCGCGTGCTCCTCGCCGTGCACCACGACCGTGCGCCGCGAGTAAGGGTCGAGCGCGAGCACCACCCACGCGCAGGGGTCCACGTAGCCGTAGTCGATGCCGATCACGTGCTTCCAGTGCGGGCCGTAGTCGTCCGGCAAGGCCGCGATCGCGTTCCGCTCGGTCGCGTACTCGCACACGAGGTAGTTCGCGTCCTCCACCCACTCGCCCATCCACTCGCGGCGGTAGGTCGGGTGGTCCTCGTTCCAGCCCCGCCGCTCGCGCTCTTCGCGCAAGACCTCCGCGCCGGGGCGAGGGTTTTTCGTGTTGTCTAAGATCGTCCAGTGAAACGCCGTGAAGCCTTCGCCGCCGTGGCACAGGTCGTACCAAAAGCCGCGTAGGGCAGGGCCGGGCGTGCCCGCCGAGATCCACGTGCCGCGCCGCCCGGTGAGCGCGGGCGAGACCGCGTCCAGGAGCGGCTGCAGCAGGTGCTCGTAGGTCTGCGTCTCGTCGGTCACGAAGAGCACGACGTCGTAGCCGCGCAGCTTCGCGACCTGCTTGAGCTTGTCGAGGCCCACGATGCGGAACTTCGCCCCGGCGGGCGTCTCGAGGTAGCCGCGGTCCTCGCGCAGCTTCCAGCCGAGCTGGTAGTGGTCGTGCAGTTCCTGAAGCTCCGCCCAGATCAAGTCCTTGCCAATGTCGAGCGTGGGCGCGATGAATAGCACCCACTGCTTACGCCGCGCCTTCTCGAGCGCTTTCACGATCTCCCGTGCCACCACGCTCGTCTTGCCCGCACGGCGCGAGCAGCAGTACGCCTTGAAGCGCGCCGGGCTCTTCGCTGCTTCGAGCTGGTGCGGGTGGAGGCCCGCATCGATGTCCTCGGCCACCCAGCGCTTAAACTCGGGCGTGTCCCGCACGAGCATGAGCTGCGCTCGAGCGCGCCGGCCGAGCTCGGCGGCAGCCTGCTGGGGCGTGATCTCGCGGGCCGCGCTCATTCGCCACCTGCCAAGATCTGGTCACTGCGTGACCCAAAGTGCTTCTCCGGGTCGATGTCCATGCCCTTGCCCGACGCCGGCGGGGGCGGCTGTTCCGTGTCGGCGGGGGCGTTCCCGACCCGCTGCAGGAATGGGAGCGCGCCCGGCTGCTGTTCGCGGGACAGGGGCACGCCGGTGGCGCGGTGCAGGTGCTGGCGCTGCGCAGTCGTCGGCGGCTTTTTGGCGCTCTTGAGCTGCTCCTGGACCCGCTTGACCCAGACGTCGTAGATGCGCGGGTAGAGCGTCTGCAGCACCTCCAGGTCCTCCGCCGACCCCATGCCCTGGGACACGCGCAGGAGCGCTTCGCCCGGGTCGTCCACGGCGGCCACGTAGCGGCCGAGCTGCTGCGCGGCCACCTTGTCGCGGGGCGCTGGCCCGGTGGCGAACGGGTCGCCCTCGTCCCTTACGGGGCCCGCCTTCTCGGCCAGGAACGCCGACTGCTGGCGCTGTTTTTGGTCCATGGCCTGCGCGAAGGCTGGGTCGTCCTGGCCGATCTCGTTCACGGCCTGCCGGAGGCGCCCAGACTCGGGCGAGGCAGGGTCCTGCAGCGCCTGCGCCTGGGCCACCGCGTCCTGCACGCGGCCCACGCTGATCGTGGCGAGGAGCGCCTTGGGCGAGCCCGCGCCGAGCAGGACCTGCCCCGCGTTCTTCGCGGCCTTCTCGATGGACTGCTGCTGCTTCAGGGCCGCGTCGGCCATGCGCTGGATCGGGGTGAGCGTGAGCTGGCCGAGCTTGGCCGCGCCCTGCAGCACGCCGCCCGCAGTGCCGGGGGCGAACCGCATGACTTTCGCCCAGGCCTTCTTGTCCTTGGCGGCGAAGGCCACAGCGTTCATGCGGTTCTCGATGCGCTCCACAGCTGCGGTCATCTTCGCAGCGCGCGCGATGTCCGTGGGGGTGCCCCACACCTCTGCACGCGTCTTGGCGTCCACGACAGCGGCGCGCAGGTGCTTGCGGAACGCCATCTCCGTGGCCTCGGTCTCTGCCTGGCCGAGACCATTCAGAAACGTTCCGATCGTGTGGCTGTTCGACTGCTCGAGGTCCTCCCACGGGTCCAGCGAGCGCTCGCCAGACTTGCGCGTGAACGCCTGCACCTCGTCGTCCCCGTCCCGGCGGATGGACTCGGCCCACGCTGGGTTGACGCGCTTCTGGTTCACCGCCAGCTGGCCCCACGCGGCCTCGTCCTCGCCCGCTGGCTTCACGACGCGGTCGTAGATGTCCCGGAGCTTGTCCTTGGCGAACCGGTTCCGCGTGTTCTGCCCGCGCCCCACGATGCGCTTGAAGTCATCGAGCACCATGAACGCTTCGCCGAGTTCGCCCTCGTCCAGTTTCTGGTTGATGATCTTCCGCGCCTCGTCTGCAGCGCCTTCGACCCGCTTGAAGGCCGCCATGCCGCCCTCGTCCAGCGCAGACTTGAAGCCGTCAAGCTCGGTCATGGTCTTAATGGCGATCTCGGTCTCGTCCAGCATCGCGTTGGCGCCCTGGCGAGCCGCGGCCACCTGCTCGGGCGTGCCTGTGAGCTTGATGGCGTCCGCGCGCTTCGCTCCGATGTTTGCGCGCCCGTTGATGTCCGCGCGCAGCTTCAGAAAGTCATCGTAGTCGTCGCGGATACCGCGCACGGCGCCCTGCTGCACGTCCTCGAAGCCGTCCACGGACCCGCGTGCGGCCTGCACGATGCTCGAGTTGCTGTTGTCTGCCAGCGAGGGCAGGTCCTTCGCCAGCATGGGCCCCGCCGCCTCGGCCGCCGCCGCCGGCTCGAGCGACAAGTCCCACGTGAGCGACGGTGCAGCCTCGGCCGCCTCCTCGGCTGCCTTCCCTGCGGCCCGGCGCGCCAGCTGCCCCCGGACGGCGCCGTAGGCCTTCTGCCCGCCCTCGATGGCCCCGCCGATCACGCCGCCCGTGAGCGCGCCAAGGCCCGCGTCTGCGAGCACACCGCCCAGGCCCGACAGCATGCGCTCGGCGCTGATCTCGTGGTCGCCCGAGATCAAGTCGTCTACCACGCGCTCCGTGGCACTCTGCACGCCCGCCTCGGCCGCGCCGCCGGCTGCCAGGGCGCCCAGACGGCCGAGCGCCGCCGTGCCCGCCTTCTGGGCCAGGTGAGCCTGTACGCGGGCGCCCAGCAGGCTCGTGAGGCCCGCAGGCGTGAGCCGGGCAGCTGACGCGGCCGTGCTCGTGCCGCCCGACAGCACCGCCGGCAGGATGGCGCCTGCGACGCCTGTGGCCCCTGCGATGCCGGGAGCCGCGGTCTCGCGCGTGCGGATGCCCTGCAGGGACTCCCGGGCGGCGGCCGGGTCGTACAGGGGCCGCTCGAGCTCGGCCGGGCCGCCGACGCCACGCGTGGTCGTGATGGGCTGGACGCCGCCAATGTCCTCGGCCAGGGCGCCGCCGAGCGCTGTGCCAAGGCCCGCGCCGACCGACTGGATGGCGTCGGAGATGCCCAGGGATGCGCCGCGCGCGAGGCCTTCTGCGCCTGTGCGAATCTTCTGGCCGAGCGAGACCTCAGGCTCCCAGCCCGCGTCCATGGCGGCCTGAAGGTTTGTTTCGGGGATATTGAACGTGCGCCCGTCTGGCGCCTTGACCGGCACCATGTTCACCGGCGGCGGGGCTGCCTCGACAGGGGCGGGCGGCGCGACTTCGGCGGGCGCAAGCGGCGCGGGCTCGGCCGGTGTCGGGGCGGGCGCACCGGGCATCTTCCAGCCAGCGGCGAGCGCCGCCGGGACGTTCTCCTCCGGGACGTCGAACGTCCGCCCGTCCGGCGCGATGATGGCAAGGGTCGCCATCAGGGGGAGCCCGCCAGCGGCACGGCGCCGAACGCTGCGGCCTGGTCGTCCACCGTGGTCTCGGCCTTACGGCTGAGCCCGATGCCCTCGGCCATGGCCTCCACCTCCTCCTGCAGCGCTTCGCGCGATGCCTTGATGCGCGTGCGGACGGAGCTGCCGGACTTGTACCAGCTCGTGGGGTCGCCCAGGAGCTTCTCGCCGAAGGTGAGCAGGCCGCTGTCCAGCGTGCCGAGCGTCTTCACGTCCTTGATGGTGCCGAGCGCAGACGCGGCGAGCGCGTCCATGTTGGCCGCCTCCTCCCCAAACGCCTCCGTGCCGTGTTTTGCAAGGCTCTGGTCGAGCTTGTCCAATGTCTTACCAAGGGCCCGCATCTTGGCGTCGGTCTCGCGGAACTTCGCGATGTCCACGTCACGCGCGGAAGCGAACGCCGCCGGGTCCGTCACATCGCGACCCGGGACAGCGCGTGGGCTCTTGGCCGCGTCGCCCGGCGCCTCACGCTGCGCCTTCTGCGTCTCCGCAAGCTTCTTGGCGACGTCGATGGGCAAGAGGCCCTGCGACGCTAGCAGCTCAAGGTCGCGCTGCGTGAGCTTGTCCCATTGCGTGCGCATGGCCCCCGCCCGCGCCTTGGCCTCGGCCGCCTGCGCGGCGGCAGCCTGCTGCACCTGCGTCTCCACGTTGTGCTTCAGAAGGCCGCGCGCCTGCTCCTTGGCCTGGATGGATAGCCTGAGCGCCTGCTCGCGGAAGGCGGGCACGTTCGACTCGTTCGCCACCTGCTCGAGCTGCCGTGACGCCACGATCCACTGACCCGCCACCAACTTCGCCGCCGCATCGAACTCGTTCGAGGAGTCGCGCAAGATGCGGTCCTGGATCTTACCCGACACCTCGATGCGCCTCTCAGCCGCGGCACGCTCCTGCGCGTCCTCCTCGGCCTGGCGGTTTACGTGCTGGCGAAGCATGCCGATCGCCGCGCCCTGCTCGCCGCCCGCCGCTGCGCCGATGATTCCCGTGATCACATTGAAGATGTTCTTCAGGTGGCCAGGCTTCGGCGGCTCCTGCTGCAGGCGCGCGAAGTCCTCGTCCTCCATCTGACGCATGCGCGCGGCGCGGTCCTGATGGTTGGCGTAGTTCGTCTCGGCGGCCCGGGCGTACCTGTCCGCCACGCCCGCCTGCGTGCCGTAGATCTTGGCGGCCTCGCTTGCGGCAAGCGCCTTGGCGTCGCCCTCGCGCGCGAAGCTGTCGCCCGCCTCGTTCGCGGCGGCCACGTCCTCGTCCAGGAGCTGCCCCTGCTGCTGGCCAAGCGAGCCTGTGGGCCGCTCGGCGTCCGCCGCGACGCGCATGTCGACCGGGCCCGTGGGGGCGGGCGCGACCTCTTCGACGGGCGGCGGTGGCTCCACCGGGGGTGGCTCGGGCGCGGGCGGTGGCTGGACGGGCTGGGCCTGCGCGGGCGGCGGCGCAGGGGCGGGCGCCTGCATGGGCATCGGCTCGACGGGCGGCGCCTGCTGGACCGGCGGCGGCGCCTCGACGGGCGGAGGCGGCTCCACCGGCTGCTGCTGCTCGGCGCCCGTGCTCGAGTCGACCGCACCAGACAGCGAAGCCATCACCTGCGCGAACAGCTGAGGGTTCTGGCGGAATAGTTCGGAGTAGTCAGCCACCTGAGAACCCTCCCGACCACTTTTTCATCCAGTCCTGGCCGTTCGCGTTCTGCGCCGTCTGGCTGTAGCTGGGACCGGCGTCCAGGCTGCCGTAGCCGCCCCCGCTCCCGCCGGAACTCGCGCCGCCTCCACCCTGCGCAGCGTCAGGTCCGCTACGGCCGCTCGCCGCGGTGCTCGCCGCGTTCTTCGCAAGCCCCGCAGCGCCGCCCGTCCAGAAGCTCGCAATCGTGCTGACCACGTTCTTGATGCCCTCGTAGCCCTTGTCGCCCGTGTCCCGCTGCTGGCGCACGCCCTCGATGCCCGGCTGCGCGTCCTGGGGCGGGGGCGTGCCCTGCTGCTGCCCGCCGCCGCCGCCGAACATGCCCATGACCTGCCCCATCATCTGGGGGTTGTCTTTGATGAATGCGCCGTAGTTCGCCATGGCCTTACCTCAGGCAGGCGCGTTGAAGCGCTTCAGGGGGAACCATTCTTGCGTGTAGTTGGCCTTCTCGTCTTGCTGGCGCTGCTGCTCGTACTCGCGCGCCGCGTTCAGCTCGGCGTTCGTCTTGCCCGTCTCTGCGCCCAGGTACTGCCCGCGCGTCGCGACGCCCGCGCCGGTCTCTTGCCCGCCCGCGGTTGACTGCGCACCGAACCGTCCGCCCACAGCGTTGCCCTGGATGCCCTGCTGCGCGAGCCCCTGATTGCGCGCGGCGTCCTCGCGCTGGGAGAACAGACCCGCGGCGTTCCCGTACACGCTCGCACGGTTGCTCGAGATGTCGTGCGCCTTCCCGTACATGTCCGCCTTCGTTTGCATGAGCTGGTTCTGCTCTTGCGCGTTCGTGATCTGCGCCTGGCTGGCCGCCTGCTGGTTGGCGTTCAGGGACCCGGCCATGGCAGCACGCAGGCCGCCCGCGCCGCCGCGCGAGCCCTGCGCAAGCGCCTGGCGCTGCGTGGAGTCCTGGGACAAGGCCAGCTGTCTGTCTGCGGTGCGCTGGTAGTCCTTCGAGGCATTGTCCGCCATTTGCAGCATGCGCTGGCGGTCTTGCCCCATCTCCGTGTCGGCGACGCCCGTCATCTGCCCGGCGCTGCCAAGCGCTGCGCCGCGCTCCTCCCCGGCGCGGTCTTGCGCCTTGGTCTGCTCGAGCTTCGCGTTGCCCTCGATGCGCCCGTACGCCTCGCTGGCCTTGTCAGCCGCGGCGTTCGTGCGGTCAAGGCCCGCGCGCATGGTCTCGCCGCCCGCCTGGGCGCCCTGCTCGTAGCGCTGCTGCATGCGCTCGGACGCTTCCTTCGAACCTCCGGCGTACTGCTGCTCGGGCTTGAACTTCTCGCGGTCCTTCTTGTCGAAGCCGAACATACGGCCGCCGAAGGGGTCGATCTTGCCGTAGAAGTTCTTGAACTTGTCTCCAAAGGCCATTACTTCCTCCCCGCTGCGCGCACTGCGCTCCGCAGGGTGCCGCCGTTGCGCGCGCCCTGGACCGTGACCGCAAGCGGCCCCATGCCGTCCCCCACCGCGCCCGTCTCTGCGACCGCCACCTTGAGCGCGCGTAGGCACATGCTCCCCGGGCTGACAGACAGCGTGTACTGGCCCGCCACCGTGCACGCAGCGACCTCGGCCGCCGAGTACACGCGCGTAAAGGGCGAGCCTTCGCCCTGGCCGTAGTCGTTCGTGAGCGTGACCGTGACGCCGTGCGACCCGTAAGACTGGGCGCGCAGGACTACTTCGTTCACGACGTTATCGTCCTCGGGCCCGCCGAACACCATGTCGCCCGTCTCGAAGGCGAGCTGCGCCGTGAGCGAGGCAAGGCGCGGGTCCAGCTGCCACACGGCGCCGTCCGACGCGCGCACGACGTTCACGTAGCCGCTCACCGGGTCACGCGCGGCGCACGCGAGCGCGGGCACCGTGTCGCTGGCCCATGAGGTCCAGCGGTCTACTTGGTAGTTGTAGACCATGTGCGCGCCCGAGGAGCTGAACCAGACCACCTCGTGCGTCTCGCGCAGGAGCGCCGGGCACACCGCGCCGAGCGCGGCCGCGTCGACCTGCTCAAACACGCGCTCGCCGCCCGACCCGATCATGGCAAAGCGCCCGTTCGAGATGAAAAGCACCCCGGCCGGCGTGCGGACGACGCTGCCCCGGTCCGTGCAGGCGATGTCGCTCACCTGCTCGGGCGGGTTGAAGCTGCCGCTCAGCAAGGCGTTGTCAGGCCCTGGGCCCGTGACCGCCCACACGCCGCCCGTGCATAGCGCAGCCACGCTGCCGCTCAGGTCCACGACGGCGAGCGCGCGGCCCGCGCGTGGAGGCAGGTCCACCGTCAGGTCGCTACTCCATTCATAGGCGATGCCCGCGGCCTTGGGCTTCGAGTGCCACAGGCGGCCCGGCCGTTCGGCCTCGATAGCCCAGGCACGATCGCTCACCACCTCCACGTCTGCGAAGGCGGGCGGCTGCTGGGCCATGAGTTCTTCGGCCGGGTCGCCAGTGCTGTAGATCGGCGGGTGCACCGCGTCGCCCACCGAAAGCGCGATATTGCCGAACGTGTCGACGTAGGCCGTACTGGAGGTGGGGTTAGCGTACTGACGGTAAAGGATCGTCCCGCCCACCTGGCTGATATAGACCAGCGTCTCGAGCTTGTCGTGCGTCTGGCCGTCGCGAACAAGCGCCGCGGGGATGCTCACGTACACGATCCAAGCGGCGCCGGCAGCCGTCACACTGACCGCCTCCGCGGGCATCGAGCGGTGGAGCACGCCGGCTGCGTCCACCCACTGCTGCACCGCCGACACGAGGTAGGTGCCCGCAGCGATGACGGGCCCCGCGCCGCCGGTGATCGCCACGGCGACCTTGGGCCGCACGGGCGCGCAGATCTCGGCAAACGTAATACCGTCCCATTCCATCGGGATGGCGCCCGCGATGATGGCCACGCCGTCTGCGCCGAGCGCAAAGCGGGGCTGCCGCGAGGCGAAGTCCATCTCGACGTAGCGCACGGTGGAGCTGCCCGTGGGTAGGTCCTGGTCGACCTGACGCTCGAAGTACACGAACGCGAACTTGTCGCCCGCAATGCACGCGACCTGACTGTTGTAGAGGACGTTCAGGGTGCCGCCGCCCGGGTCAGGCGGGTAGATCGCGGCCGTGTCGACGCCGAAACGCCCAACACAGGTCGCGCTCGCGCCCGGCTCGAGCCGCAGCACGCGCACGTCCGGGTCACTCAGCCATGCGTGGGTGGTCGGGCGGTCGCCGTTGTCGCTGTCCCAGCAGGTCTGCACGCAGAACAGGGGATACAGCTCGGTGCTTGATGGGCTGTACGTCATGAGCCGCGAAATCGCGCGCGTCCAGGGCAGTGTCAGGCTGCTAGAGAGTACCCCCGCGGCAATGTCGCGGAACTCGAGGAACGTGCCCGCCGTGGCCGCGAAGTCAGCCGTGGTCACCGTGCCAGTGCTGTCGGACACGCCCATGACCAGATGCTCAGTCACGCCCCGGCGGTAGAACCCCACCAGCGGCTCGCCGCCGAGCGTCCCGGCCAGGGTCTGGCTGTACACCGTGCTGGGCACGCCCGTATCCTGAAACACGCGGCATGTGCATGTGCCAGCCGCGACCACGTGCGCCACCGCGATCCGCGTCCCGACGCTCAGGACGGCCGACTTCACGGCGACCTTCGACGTGGTGGCTGCCGCCGCCGCGACCACGGTGGTGTTCACGACCGTGTTCGTGGCCACGTTGACCTTGGTCAGCGCGAGGTCTGTGGCGAGCGCTGCGCCGAGCGTCACGAGGTACGCGGTCGTGTCGTCGTGCCCGGTCACGTCGTGCGTGGCAAGGCCCGCCGCAATCGGCGTGTAGACCGCGACGGGCGTCGAAGCGACCACGAGGCCGCTCACGATCGTCAGGGTGCTGAGCGCGATCGTCGTGGTCGCGCCGTCCCTGTACCAGAGCCGGACGCCATTCGCGCCGTGCGCCGTGAGCCCGACCCAGGGCGGCTGCGCAATGGAGCCGCTCACGTAGTCCACGCACAGGGGCATCGCGGCGAGCTCGCCGTTTGGGCCAAGCGCTGTCACGAACACGCCGATCGAGCCAGAGTCGTAGCGGATGGACGCAAACCAGAGAAAGCCGTTGTGCGAGACCATGGCCGGCGCGGTGTACTGCCCCGGGTTCGGCACCACGCCTGCGCGGGTGACGTCCGCCGGCCAGTACTGGCGAAGCCCGCCCGGGGCCTGTGCCGTCAGCGGCGCGGCGAGCGGCATCAGGCTCGTGCCCGCGATGCGCTGACTGCCGTAGCGGCGATTGCGCACGACCAGACTCGAGGACATGTGCCCGCATGGGATGACGCCGCCCGCGGCGGTCGAGCCCGTGTGCGGCGAGCCCGGGTCGGTCATGACGGCGGCACGCGGACTCTTGCGGGGCACCCCGCGCGTCTTTGACAGCCGCGTGTTCGTGCTCGAGACAAGTGCTCCGGCCGGGCCGAAGGGCTGCACGGCCGAGCGGTGCGCCGTGTTATCGACGCCGAGATCCAGCGTGAACGACTGGGCGAACTCTTGCACCTTACTCGGCATCAGAACACCCACAGGGTGGCGGTGCCGGTCCATGCGACGTCTGCGCCGATCGCGATGAACTTGGCCGGGTCGATGCCCGCGTTCGCCGAGTCGCGTGGGGGCAGGACCGAGATCATGGGCGTGCCGCCGGGGTTCGAGCTGGCGACGACGAAAGCGCCGTTGTACGGGCGGCCGAGCGTGTGCCGGAGATCGTTCACGTGGTCGCTCGCGACGAACTTCGCATCGATGAATTGCCCGTCCAGGATCTGGATCTTCGAGATCTCGCGCAGGAACTCCGCCGTCTTCTGGGCGAAGGCCAGGAGCTCCTGGACTTGGCGAACCGTAGTCGCCCACGGGAACGGCGGGAGGCCAGCCATTCACCACCACCGGCCGTTGCGCGGGTAGCCGCGGTCGCCCCCGGGCCGCACGTCCCGGACGCGCCTGACGCCCCAGCGGTCCCGCTTGACCTGCGCGCGCAGGTCGCCTTCGACCTTCGACAGCAGCGCGCCCAGGTCGCTCGGGTCCTTCTGCTGGCGCGCCCGCACCAGCATGGCGGTTTGCAGCCCGATCCACAGGTCCCAGCCCGCGCGTAAGACGAGCTGGTCGGCAGCAGACGTGGGCGACAGGCCCGTGGCGTAGAAGATGTTGAGCGTGTGCGCAGCGTCCGGCGTGGGGAATAGCTGGATGGTCTCCCCGAGGAGCCGATAGCGCGGGGTGACGCCGCTCCACGTGCCCGGCCAGGCGTCGAAGTTGTCGACGCTTGCCACCTCCAGGGGCAGGTCCTGGGTCGCGCTCTTCTGCCAGGACAGGCGGAGCAGGCTCGTGAACCCGGCCGGCAGGGCCACCGTGTCGATGCCCGGCGCCGTCGTGAGCGTGGCGGACGAGGCGAAATACAGCTCCGCCGACGCCGCCGCGCCCACGAGGCCCGCGAGCAGCTCCGTGGCCACCTTGACCAAGTCTAAGATCATCGCGCTCGTGATGGGCGTGTCTGCGGTGTACACGGGCAGGTCGCAAAGGACCCGCACGCGCTCCTGGATGGCCGACACGAGCACGGTGGGCATTCATTCCTCCGCGTAGCAGAGCTTGAGAGCGGCCTTCAGGGCCTTCGGGTCGTCTGCCTTGATGGCGTCGAGCACTGCTTGCGCTGCGCTCGTGTCCTCCTCGTCGTCGTCCTCGTCAGGCTCATCCTTACCCTTCGGCTTCAGGCCGATGAGCAGGCCGAGGCCTTTCGGCTTCTCGTCGTCCATTAGTTGCCCACCCGGACGCCGATGGTGACGTACAGCGTGATGCCGGTGGTGTCCGCCGCGGCGCCGGCTGACGCGACGGTGATGATGATGGTCTTGGCCTGGAGGTTGATGGTGCCAATGACGGCCTGGTTGTCTGCGAGCGCAGCCGTGGACTGCCGGCTCACGCTCACGTGGTACTCCTTCGCGGCGTCGAGCAACGTCAGCGTGTACAGGCCCACGCCGCTGCGCACGACGCTCACGACGCCGTTCAGATTGAACGTGCTCGGCTGGCCCGTGCCCGCCGTCGTGAACTGGCAAGAGGCCTGTACCCGGTCGGGTCCGTAGGCCCTGAGCATCTTCTTGAGAAAGTTCGCCACAGCATGACTCCTTTCACGCCGGCTGGATGGCGATGCGCATGAGTTGCTGC